GCCAACCGCCGCTACATGCTGCGCAACCGGCCGAATCCGTACAACCACGGACTGATCCCGTTCCTCTCGTACTCGCCGACGCCGGACCCGCACTACTTCTATGCCCCCGGCAAGGCCGAGATCGTCGAGAAGCTCCAGATCGTCGGCAACCGCTACCTGAACCAGTCGCTCGACGCGGCCGACCTCCAGATCGACCCGATGTGGTTCTACGACCGCGGCTCTGGCCTCGTAACCCGCAACCTCTACAGCCGTCCGGGCCGATTCGTCGGTGTGAACGGTGACCCGAACAAGGTGGTCGCAGCCATCCAGCCGACGGTGGCGAACCTCGCCGTGGCGGACGGCAAGATCGCGCAGATTCGCGAGTTCCTTCAGATGGGCACCGGCATCGTGGACGACGCCGTGCAGGGTCTCGGCGGCGATAGTCGCCAGACGGCCCGAGAGTTCATCGGTCGTCGTGAGGCGGCCGGCACTCGCCTGATGCTGGAATCGCGCATCTACGAGGAACACATGCTGGAGCCAATGGCGAACATGTTCGCCGCGCTCTCCAAGCAGTTCCTCACGCCTCCCGTCGAGGTGATGATCCTCGGCGACGGGGCGACGATCGATCCCGATACCGGAATGCCGATCCCGTCGTCCCGCGAGACGCTATCCGACTATGATCTGTTCCCGTACTACTCGGCTCGCGCGATGGGCGCGTCGATGGGTCTCTCGAAGCAGATGCAGCAGCAGAACTTGCTGTCGCTGCTCCAGGCCCTCACGACCCCGATCGGCCAGTCGCTCATGGGGCAGATCAATGCGGTCAACTTCTTCCGCGGCATCTTCCGCACGTTCGAGGTCCCGAATATCAACGACATCTTCCAGCAGAACCCGCAGTTGAACGCGCTGATGAACGGCGCATCGGGCGGTGCTGGCATGGCCGCAATTCCGACCTCGGGGCAGATCGCCAACGGTGGTCCTTCTGTGATGCCCGGCATGGCCGGAGCCGCCGAGGGCTCGCCCAAGTCGCTCCTCGCACCCCCGGACCTCCGAACCACCCTAGCAGCCGCATGACGAATTCTACCGAGAAACAACGCGAGTACTCCCGAAAATGGAGACGAGAAAATCGGGAAAAGCACAATGCTTATAATGTAGCGTACCGTAAAAGGACTGGTTGCACACGCCTCCAAAAATACGGTCTAACCCTCGAAGCGTACAATAAAATGTACGCACAACAAGAGGGTCGTTGTTTGATCTGCCATGAAGAATATGCAGTACTCTGTGTAGATCATGAGCATGTTACAGGTACGATTCGTGGTCTTCTCTGTGATCCATGTAATCGTGGTCTTGGTGCTTTTCGTGATGATCCTCGTCGGATGATGGAAGCTGCTGCCTACGTCAAGAAAGTAGGGTAAGATGTCGGACTTCAGAAAATTCTTCGACATGAGGAAGCTCGACGCGCAGAAGCTCGGCTGCGTAGAGTTCGTCCTCAATAGTCCAGCGTACATCGACACCTTCAAGCCGTACATCGAGAGCGCCATCAGCAGCATGCACAGGCTGTGGCTCGATCGCTCCCAGACGCGCAAGGACGAGTACCCGGACGACTTCTTGGCCGGGGGCGTGGCCTTCGGCGAGGGCCTCCTGAAGTTCTTCGAGGTCGTCATCCAGGAGACCAAGATGGAGCGCATCCACGCCTCGATGGAGAACATGACGCCGGACCTGCTCTACGCACAGCGGCAGAAGCGGGGCCTCGTCAAGACGGTCGTCGGACTCGACCAACCTGCTTTGCCTGAGAGGGGAGAACCCGATCCGGCCGAGGACTACTGATGCCCCCTACCAAGAGACCGAATCCCTCCGACGCCCTCACCTCGCGGAGCGCGAAGAGCACCGAGGACATGGCGAACCTCGCGACCCAGTCGGGCTACAAGAACGTGGCCATGAACCTCAAGAACCTCGCCGAGAGACGCCGCACGGTCGCCTCGAAGGCGAAGCAGGTCCCAGATGCCAAGTAGTGAAGTGATGTCCAAGTGGAAGAAAGGGACATTGAAGAGTGGTGGTTCTGGCAAGCCAGTGAAGTCTCAGGCACAAGCCATCGCGATCATGATGTCCGAGAAGCGCAACGAATCTGCACATGGTGGCCACTACGTCAGTGGCACCGAACGGACCAATCCGCTTGAAGGTACTCGCCGGAAGCGGAAGTAACCCTGTCTCGGGCAGGACAACCCTCCCGAAAAGGAGATCAGATGTCGATTGGACGCAACAGAGAGGAACAAGAACTTACGAAACTTCTTGCATCAACTTTGGTGGCGAAAGAAGTCTTGGAACCGATGCAGAAAATCGGTTGGGGACATGGTTCGCCGCCCGCTCCAGACTACGGGACTACCCCAAAGGTCGAGGGAGCAGCACCGGCCCCGGCAGCGACTACGACTCCGGCAGCGACTCAGGCGGGACAACCCGCGCCTGCTGCGCCTGCTGCGAAGGTCGAGCCTGCGGCTGCGGCCACGCCGAGCGCACCCGAAGCGATTGACATCACTGCTGTGATGGAGTCGCTGCGTGACGCGAACGGGATGATTCTTGGCAAGTACAAGACCGTCCCCGAGGCGATCAAGGGTGCTGGACACGTCGTCACAATGGCGAAGCAGGCGTTCACCGAGCGCGCTGCTGCTCTGGCGGAAGCCGAGCGGCTGCGTGCCGAGAACCTCACGCTTCGCACTTCTCCCGCGGCGTCCCCTGCCGCGGTTCCGGTCCCAACTCGTACCGTACAGGCGCCCTCGCGAGCGGCTGTCGATGCGGCACAGGGCAAGCTCGACGCGGTGCTGTCGAGCATCAAAGAGGACGGTGGTGTCCTCGATGCGGATTCGGTGGAACGTCTGAGCAAGACCCAACGCGATATGGCCGAAGCGATGGCGAAGTACGCCGTAGATGAAGCACTGTCCGGGCGCGATGCTGCGACCGAACAGGAGAGAGCGAGTTGGCTGGCTGTGGACGAGTTCATGAAGTCGAACCATCCGGAGTCACTCCAGTTCGCCGACGAGATCGGACTGCACCTCGCGTCCGACCCACTGCTCTCGCAAGCTGTTGGCGCTCTGGTGGCGCAGGGGAAGAAGAACGAGGCATCCGCGCTCGCTTGGAAATCGCTCAAGCAGGCGATGGACGCCGGAGTCTTCGCTACCACCAAGGCCGCGGCTGAGGCCAAGGAAGTCGATCTCGCCGCGAAAGAGCAGGCCCGTCAGGAAGCCGTAGCGAAGGCCCGTATTGATGCGGGCGTCGTGACCGGCTCGGCCGGTGGTCAAGGAATCCATCTGGGTGGTGAAGCTGCTGGAACCTCGCGAGAGGAAATCGAAGCGGCTCGCAGTCAGATGCGGCTGGAAGGTGACGCCCCGGGTTCGCCCGCGGCCGTGCGCTTCCGCCACCTCATCATCGGTCAGCACCTCGACCCGTCCATCTTCGGTGGCCGCCAGTAGGCCCCAGAAAGGACAAGTAGCACACACCTGAACATGCCCCACATTGGGGCGAGGGATTTTCAATGCCCGGTTCGACTACGTACAACTTCGGTTCCTACGCCTTCGACGGCTCGGACCTGAAGTCGGGAGTCGCCCGCGAGGACTTGCTGGAGCAGATTACCAACATTGCTCCGTATGACACGCCGTTCGTGTCGCAGGCCCCGAAGGTCGGCTGCCGTCACATCTACCACCAGTGGCTCATCGACACGCTCTCCTCGCAGAACCTCAACGGTGCTGTGGAAGGTGCCGACTGGTCGCTGGACAGCACCACGGCCCCGAGCCGCGTCTTCAACGTGACGATGATCCTCCGCAAGGACATCGGTCTCAGCGAGTCGCAGCGCGCCGTGGACACCGCCGGCTTCGCCGACCAGTACGCCTACGAGGTCCAGAAGGCCACGAAGGAACTGGCGATCAAGCTGGAGTCCTGCGTCTTCGGAGCCCTGACGACCGCGACTGGTGCCTCTGGCACTGCCCGCGTCATGAAGGGTCTCCAGGCGTTCATCACCACCAACACCGCGTACGCGGGTGCGAACGCCGGCACGTCCGTCGGCGACGCCACGCACGATGGCCAGTTGGCGGTGGGCGACTTCAACGACATGCTGAACAGCATCTACTCGCAGGGTGGAAACCCCGAGCAGGTGTACGTCAGCCCGAAGGTGAAGCGTCAGATCAGCGCGTTCGCCGTCCCGGGTGCTGCTGCTGGCAACGTGTACGCCCGCAACATCGCCGCAGTGGACCGCAAGCTCATCGGTGCGATCGACTTCTACGAGTCCGACTTCGGTCTGATTCAGATCGTCCTCGACCGTTGGGTGCCGGAGAGCACGAACACCACGACCGCGACCGCT